CTAGCATTACTGACAGTAAGTTTTGGTCTGGGTAATTGACCTTTTTGAAAAGCAAAACCTTCTGCTGTAATAGGCATCTTTACATATTGATTACCTGCCCAGATAATATCACCATTATTATTTAAGTTTGTACCATTGTGAAATCTATAAATCTGACTAGAACCATGTAAATCTTCTTCGGTTTCAAGAGTAAATAATTCAATAATTGATGAAGGATTTATACTTTGTAACTCAGTAATAATAGGAGCAGTACTCATGCTTCAAACACCTCCCTAAATGTTGCTTGAATCGTTGCTCTATTTTTATATGGTATTGATTTATTCCATGATGAGCAAACAAACTTTTGAGCTAACGATTCTCCTGGTGGGGTAAAATCAAAGCTATCACTATCGTTTGGTTTACCTGCTGCGTTTGCACGGGCATCTAAAAAAGCCTCAATTATATCTGCATCTGCTTCCGATACGTTAAATGTAAACTGGTAAACTTTAGGATTCTGATGTTGTGTTAATCCAAAGTTAAGCCTGTGCTCGTAACCATCACCAAAAGCTACTGTACGAACTTTTGGAGCAGAGTTTTTTCGTTGCCCGTATGTAGGTTTTATTGAAGGAAATGTAGCCATTATCCAAGTAATCCCCCAGGTCTTTGTTGTTGTATTATTTCAGATTGTACCGCAGCCGAAATAAGTCGACCAAGTTCTCTACCCTGTTCTTCATCTCCTTCAACAGAAGAACCAGAAGCGTCTACATTTACCACAATATTTGTTGATCCTCCGAGTGCATGGTTCGGTGTAATCATTCCAGAGACACCTGGACTGAACATCTCAGGTCCACGTTCTCCAACAATGTAACTACTTCCTCCTCTTACTGGTCCGCCATTTGCTTTCATAAAAGTAAAACGTGATACCTGTTGACTGGGAGTTAAGGTTGGAGTTCCACCGCCTCCACCTCCACCGAATAATCCTCCAAGGCCACCAAATATAGGTCCTAATAGACCACCTAGTAATCCACCACCTCCTAAAGTTCCCTGCATATTCCCGAAGAAAGCCATATTAAATGCTGCCTCCATGAGTTTGTTCAATACATTATTGAGCATATCGTTCAATGTGGAAGTGCCACGAATCATACCCTTTATGCCATTGGATATGTCAGTTGCTATTGTTTGAGACATTCTTTCAAATGCTGCTGCTGTTTCTTCAGCCAACTGTCTTTCTTTTTGTAAACTCTGTAAGTACTTAAGTTTATTACGAATTTCAGCTTCGTCTTTTATTTCTCCATCTTGTTTCATTTGCATTATTTGTTTTTCTATTTCAAACTCATCTGATGTCAGTCCAAAACCTTTTTCTAGTAATGTTATTTCTTGAGATATATTCTTTACTCTTTGTTTCTGTATATCTGCTAATAATTTTTCAACAGCAGCCTCTTCTTCTCTTTTGTTAGCTCGTTTTTGTGCTTCTTCTACCGCGTCAAGAGCGTCAAAATAATTATTAAAACCTAATTCTCTTCCTTCAGCTACAAGTTGTCTCTCTTCTTTAGACCTTCTAAGTACTCCCGTATTAAAGGCATCTGCAATTTGTCTAGCCTTTACAACCTCAGCATCGGTAGATGTTGTGGACTGTCTTATTAAATTAGCTGTTGTCATTCTATCTATTAAAAATCTTCCCACTCCAGTTCCCTGTAAGAACGAAGCTAATCCAGCTTTCATCTGAGTCATTGCTATCGTAAATTGATTCGCTAACTCTGTGGCTCCTTTACCAAAGTTTTGTAGAGCATCTACTCCTTCTTGACCTACTAACCTAATCATTTTTGCTCTGGCTGCTTCAAATGCTTCTTCTTCGCCACCTAATTTTTCTAAGGTTTTTAAATTCTTTTCAAACTCTGTTCCAGTAATTCCTAGTGCTGCGGATACTGCTTCTACATCTTTAGTAGCATCATTTAGTGCTTGTCCTAATTTTGCTGTTTCTGTTGCAAATTGTTGGGCTGCTGTGGCTGCTGCGGTAGCGACAAGACCTCCAGCAAATCCACCCATTTGACCACCGAACTGTTCGCCAAGTCCACCTCCTAAAAATCCTGCTGCACCTACTAAAGGACCCTGCCCAAACAGTAGTGGAAATGCACCACTGATAAGCGCACTTTGGAAGCCAAAACCACCTTTAGGTGCTGGACCAGGTAATAGTTGCCCATCAGGACTGAAATTCAGAGGGCTGCTGGCTCCCATAGGGAACTTGAATGAAGCCCCTCGTCTACGCTCTTTATTTTGTTCCCGTAATAGTTTTAGTCTATTTTGCTCTTTAGTTATTCCAGCAGTAAGTTCATTATTTAAGCGTTGAATTGATCCGAAGTCTCTTCTATTTTGAGCGTCTACAAGTTGGCCCATCTTAACTCTTAGTTTTGTAGTATTTACTCTCTTAACTTCAAGCATATTCAACTGATGATTAAACCTTAACCGCTTCATCTGCTGATTAATTCTTGTATTTATGTCCATAGCTTCTGGACCTCTACCAAAAGCCTTTAGCTGGCTGGCAGTTGCTATCTGCGGTCCAAATGGAACACTTGTCTGCTGTCTGCCCTGAGTTCCTAAATCTAATATTTTTATGCCTCTTTTATCAGGCTTTAACATCTCTGTGCTTGGAAGCCCTAGCATATTAAATGGTCCGACACGGTTTCCTTCTACACGAGCAGCAGTAATTCCAGCCGTTCTATTTAAAGCTGCTTCTGTTCTTTTTAGTCCTACAAGCTGTGCGAGAGTTCTAACTCTGTCTCTATCTACACCAGCATTTTTTATGTTTGCTTGTAGTTGTTTTTCTACTGCTTTTAGTTCTTCGGCTACAAATTTTTGAGCGTCTTTGGCTGTCTGGAATCTCCCTTTATCTGTATGTCTAGCTGCATTTTTTAGTTCTAATCTTAGTTTGTCTAACTTTATTCCCTGTTCTTCAAATTTTCTTATTTGATCTCCTAAACGTCTGGTACGGTGCATCATAGAGAACTTCTTATCCTCTAAAGCAACTTGCTGTTTCTTGATAAGAGTTGCTTTACTCTCTATTCGTAATGGATTGTTTAAACTAGCTCTTAATCTATTTACACGTCTTTCTAGTGCTTCTAGTTGAACTCTAGCATCTCTAGTATTTAGTTTTATATTTACGCTGTAATTTGATGCTGCCACTTACACAAAAATTACTAGATAGAACAAGTTTAGCGTACTTTGCGTGTCTGGGCTTGTCTTTTTGCTTTTTCGTAGGCTTGTTCTTCTCGTTCAGATTTTATTTGAAAGTATGCGTTCCATGCGTACAGTTCTTGGACAGACATATTTTCTCTTACTTCTCGGTGTGTATAGCCTAGTTTTTCCGCAATAAAAAATTGTAAATATATAAAATTATCTTTTTCTAATTTAGCTTTTTACGGCATCGGGGCTTTCCTCCTCGCCCATACTTTGCATCTTGGTCATTATGTCTAAAAGAACTGCTAGTGGTATTTCTCTTCGTAAAGAAGGTAAATCTGCTGTTGTAAATAGTTTTGCGCCTGATTCATCTTCAGCTTTTGTAACAATAACTTGTAGTGCGAAGTCAAGACTACCTTCTTCCTGACCTTTGTTCATAGCTAGTAGTGTAGTGTTTATTGTATCTCTATCAGCTATAGTTAGAGGCGACCAGAATATCTTTAGTATCAGTTCCTCTCCTTTTAAAATGGAGTAGCTACTGCGTTCTTCTACACTAAAGGCTTTCTTTAGTTTGTCGATTGCTCTTACTGTTGGCATAAAAATATGTATCTATTCCTGTAGTATAGCTTATTAATCAAAACTTACATTCTTAGCCTTAAATGTTTCTGATAATCCTAGAGCTATGGCAGATTCGTACTGCGCAGTTTGCATATAAACTTTAAACCAATCTGGATTCTTACTAGGTGGTGTTATTCGATTCTCAACATTCTTATCATGCTGCTCGTAGGTTACACCATCAGGATCTCCAACAGGTGCAGTAGCTCCTGGATTATTTACAGCAAAACCAGCATACTCAGCTTCGTTACCAATATAAAGTTCTTTATTAATTGGAACTCTTTTGGGTCGTTTTCTCTTTGGTAAGAATCTATTTGTTCGTATTTGATTTATGATACTGCCACCTTCTTCAGAGCCCTCTTCATCTGTTATCCAGCCTAAAGGAACATCATAGGCTTGTCTCTCTTTTGACCTAGCAGTGCTTTTCTTAATAGGTTCTACTGGAGTTTCACTTACTTTCCAACTTGTAGCAAAGTGTCCTGTCCACCACGGTCCAGATTCTTGAAGATCCTGTACCATTATGGCTGCTACTTTACTCTTCAGTTTGATAAAATCCTCTTCAAGATCGTTCGTTAAAAATCTAATGTCTTTGTTAGGCATTGGCACTAAAATTGCAACTTACTACAGATAGAAAGTGACTCTCTCTTTCTGTGGTTACTGAAGTTGGTCCTGCTATCTGAGATACACGAGGAGATACTGAGAAAGTATCGGTATATGTTGAAGAGTTTACTGAAGTTAGTCCGTCTATTATTGACTCTGCTATTTTAGCTGCTGCTGCTGTTCCTTTATTTTTAGGTGTCATAACACCACAAGTAATTGTTCCTGCGTAGTAATCTTGGGCTGCACCTTGAGTCTGATTGGTTGATTGGTTGAAATCTAGACTAACCATTACATATTTTTTCCTTACACCTGGTTGATTAAATGGAGTGTTATCAAAAACTACAATTACAGTAGGGTCCGCATCAGATACAGCATCCTTAATTGCTGTTTCAAACGCTGCTCTTGCTTTTACTAAAGTCATCAGAAAACTACGTCAACACGGAACAAATATTCTTGTCCGCCTTTTAGTGTACGAATATCTGTTATCTTAGCTCCTCTAGTCGATCCAGAAAATGTAAGAGTTATTTCGTCTTGGAGTAGGGGTTGATTATCACCTATCAAGTCTGGAGTTATGTAGAGTCTCGCAACATTCTCCTGAAACCCAGATTCTTCAGTAGATTGTACAAACTCGATAGGTACTTTAATTGTATAGTTAGTGTCTATAGTTATAAACTCACCAGTTTCATTGTTGTAGCTAGATACCCCTTTGCGTGTGTAGACAATAGAAGTGTCTAGTGAGATTCCAAGTTGAGACACCACTTGTTTTGCGATTTTCTTAAATGCTGCGTCTAACTGTCCTGCCATCAGCCTCTAACTACTCTCATTTGGAAAGACCCTGCTCCTCCAAGTATATATGCACCTAGATAACTTTGTAGCCAAGGGTAAACATCTAAAATATTATTTATTGATCCTGTTCCCTGGCTATCAGTATTGTATTTAACTTCAATATCTCCTAGTTTTACTTCAGAAAAGTTGCCATCTGTTCCAGTAGTGCCTGTTATAGCACCAGTATCATTTGCTAAAGCCCTGGCTAATTCGTACTGCGCATATTTAATATTGTTTGGAATTGTGCTGCAAGCTAGTTCTACACCATCTACTTGATAGTTGTTTCTCGGAAACTTCAACGCTTGGCCGTCATCGCATCTATCTCCGTAAAATACAAAACTATCAATCCATCTGGTAGCGGATATTAATGCTCTATTCTTTTGGTCGTCTGTTTTATCGGTCCAGGTAGAAGAGTCTGGAACTGTCTCGAAGTAAGTGTTGGCTTCTGTAAGCGTGACATAGCTGTTAGCGTTAGCGTCTTTT